GTGAAAAAATATGGATTAAGAGTATTATCAAAGGGCATATAAACATGCAACCAAACAAGTTTTTATAAGCCACCTCCGAAGTTCTTAATTCTTCTTCTTTCTTATCTTTTATCTGACTAAATCCTGAACTTAGACCAACGAAATTATATTTTGTTCTGAGTTTAGAAACTCTCTCCTCTAAGGCTCGCACCTCCTCTAATGACTTGCCAACATCATTAGCCAGTTTTTTCACTTCCTCCGCATCTGTTTTAATGGTGTGAACAATCGTGTTGAATCTGTCACTAATCGATGACAGAGACGTTTGGGTAAGAGTTTCTATCTGAACTTTACTTTCTGCATCTCTTATTGCTTCCGATTTGATAGCAATTTCTTTGTGTTCATTCAAACTCGAAAGGAACTCTTTCGCTTCCATGAATCGTTTACTTGTTAACACCCATCTCATTAGAGCATATTGCATCTTCTCCTTAACCCATAGGAGATCTTTTTCATTGAATTTTGAATAAGTATAAAATTGAACAAGCTTATCAATTTCCTTATCACTTATTAATTGCGAATTTTGACCTGTCCAGAAATAGTATTCATATAAAACCTCCACAAGCCTAGACATAAACAAGAAC